CGTCATGCCTCCGTCTTCCGTCTCAGTGACAGAAGGATGATTGATTGGATCACCCGAAGGCATGTCTTCTTCAGCTACCGTGAATCCTCCTGGCCCCATATCAAAATCATCTTGATTAAAAAGAGGATCCATTGGTTTATCTATTGGCATTTATTTGCCCCGAGATGTTTTGGCTTTTGCTTTAGCCTTTTTATTCAATTCACTAAAATGGAATAGTTTCACACTGGATGCAGTATGCTTAACGCCACTATGCAATGTGCCGTCTTTCATCTTGTGATTCTTACCAGTATGCGTTGATCCATCTTTTTTATAATGCTTAACGCCCTTCATATTATCACCACTTCTCCTTGTCCGCCCAATATGCTGCGGACATTTTGCCTTTCTTTATGTTCTTGCCGTGACGGGCCTTAAAGCTTTTACGTTTATTTTTCATGCGATCAGACTCACCGGCTTTTGGCTTGCCAGCAGTACTCGCACCTTGCTCTCCGAAACGTATCGTCTTTACCGTAGATCCCTCTTTGGCAACAACTACATGGGATTTCTTGGGATGATTCGGCGTTCGCTTTGGTTTATTGTAACCGGATACGCCAATTCGTTTCAATATAGAGTCTTTAGCCATACTAGCTCACTAACCATGGGTTAATAATAATCTGCCTTGCGGCCTGGAAAGAACTCATCCATGGGCTCATCGCTCTCAATCGAAATAAAACCACCCTGCCGAAATCGCAACAGTGCCTGTGTGGATGAGTCTACGAGATCGTCGTAATCCCCATTGGGAAACGCTGCGAATTCTTCGATGACCGCTTCGGCCCATCTTTTCTTAGGTGCCCACACCAGCCCTGAAGAAAATATATCAGAAACTGCATTTACCCTAGCAATTTTATCTTTGCCACGACTCGGGGTGTATTCACTTACGGGAATCCCCATTCTTCTGAGTTCAAATATTAGCGGGCTGCCCGCAGCCTTTGCTTCCACAATAAATGCATCTGGCTTGTATTCCTTCCAGATTTCATAAGCGCGGGCTTTCAGATCAGGAAATTCTAGACGCTCTTGTACTGCGTCCAACAAAATTATATTCGATTCATCTTTCTTGTTCTTGAAAACGCCCCAGGTCGTACACGCACTGTAGTCGGCGGTTTCCTTTGCAAGAAACGCGGTATCCCATGATTGAATCACAAACTCGCAATTCGGTGGTTCCTTCTCTGTCCAATCATTCCACCATTCGCGCTTGATGATCGCGCCCTCTTCGGAGGTCGGATCCTGCTGATACTGGGCAGTCCATTTGGATAGGGGTAGTTCCGCCTTCAGCGATTCAAGTTGTTCTATCGGCCAGAAGCCAGGCCAAAGCGATTTGCCGCTGGGAAGAATTGCAGGAAATTCTATGACCTCCCACTCATCTGCGCCACCTCGTTCTATCGACGCCTTAACAATACTGCCAGTCAAATCCTTTTTCGACCAACGAGTCATCACTAGGCAGATCGCACCTCCAGGCTGTAGCCGCTGCCGAGGACCGGAAGTATACCATTCATACGTTCTGTCGTAGACAGATGGATCGTTCAGGGCAGCTTCCTGCTCAGAATGCGGATCATCCACGATGAGAATATCGGCACCCTTACCCGTAACAGCACCGCCTACACCAATAGCAAAATAGTCTCCGTTCTTGTTTGTTGACCAACGACCCGCAGCCTTGGAATCTGCACTCAGCGATACGTCAGGGAAGATTTTCTGGTAACCGCTTGATCCCACAAGGTTACGAACCTTACGTCCAAACCCAACTGCCAACTCTGCGGTATGGGCCGTCTGGATAATTTTTCTGTCGGGATACTTTCCGAGATACCAGGCAGGAAAGAAGTTGGACGCAAACTCTGACTTCGTATGGCGAGGAGGCATGTTAATAATCAACCTCTTCAGACTGCCATCCGCGATACGATTGAAAGCGTCAGCCATGATTTTGTGGTGACTGCCCTCAATGAAAGCAGGCCACATCTTCCTAATAAACGGTAGGAACTTGCTCTGGGCTTCGATTCTGCCCCTAGAATCGGACAGTTCGTTTAGGAGGACCAGAATCTCTTTCTGCTTATCCGGCGGAAGAGAATTCAATTGTTGCGTGATCGTGGCTACGTCTACGGCCATTCCTCACCCCTTATTATCTATATAGATAATATAGACTAGGTAATATAGACTAGGTAATCTAGCCTATTAACCTAAAACAATAACCTAGCTAGATACTCAAGCTAGATATTCAAGCTAGATGCTAGACTGCCAGCCGGGTGGATGCGAACAAAGCGTGGGAAGAAGTGGTAGAGTTCAGAAATGGGCGACATTTCGAGCAAAACACTGTTTATAGATAAAACAGCCGCGAAGCCACGCTGACCCCCTCCCCCCCCACTGGCCTTCCGCTTACCGTACCCGTCGTAGGAACCCCGGTTCTTCCGCTTTGCGTCGCTACCAACGGTACATCCGAATCTCCAAACTGAGATCCGGTGTACGCGTAAGGGGCTCCTTCTGCGGATGAGTGTGCCGCAGGCGGCCCACGAATCCGCTCCATTTCTAGGTCCCTGGACGTAAACGGTGGGCCGGTCACCTAGACGATGGAGCTGTCTAGTTAACCTCATGTTTACTTCCAGTGCTTCTAGAAATGTCCTCTCTCTCTCTCAATCAGATGTCCCTAAGATGTCCCCGCCGATGTCGCCGCTAAAACCAGATCGAACGGCGTGATCTGGAAACTATGTGACGTCGAACGAATAGTCAGTCAAATCCGAATGAACGTAGGCCTGATGAAGCGTCGGCCTACATTAAGTCGAATTCTTGGTGACGATTCTTATCTTTGGCCACATAGGTTTGCGGCTCTTCGGCGGGAAGAAGCGGACACATCTTCTTGAGACGCGAGAAGAGACACGGCTCGCTTTGACGGGCCTTACCTGGAGTACGAACATGGCTGGAGCTACACGCAGTAAAAGTCCGATCCTGAGTCTTGCCGTCTACAACAAAAGGCGGAAGTCTAGGCTTTCGGACCTTGTAACGAATGTGGCGGCGGCAACTATGGTCACGGCGGAGAAGAACGCGGTGGACAACAAGACCGCCGAACACTTCATCAGCTTGGCTCAGGCGTGGACAAACGCGCCGGAAGACCGACTCGCGGATTCATCTCTGATGCGGCTGGACATTCAGTCGGACTTTGAGGCAGCTAAGGACGGCGCAGAAAAGGCCACTCTGGCGCTGCACAGGGCGATGACAAAAGCCCACGCTTCCGGAGATGGTCCGAAGCCTCCCATGGATGAGTTGAGTGCGAAAAAGAATTGTACGAAGGGCATTCGCCAGAGAAAGACTGTCCTTGAGAACACCATCGAATGCATCAAAATGGATCCGGCCTTGGCACGGGATGTCTACGTCCGAGCGGCCATCAAGGGCAAAGACGGCCTCTCGTGGAAGGCGGTCCAAGAAATCCTCTCCGAGCCGCAGCTTGCGCGGGCTATCGGGAGTGAGATGAGGATGGTCGTCGGCAGGGCCGAGGACGGTCGGATGCGGATGATGACTCCGGACTACGAGAAGACCCACAACGTCGAAACCCGGAAGCTGAAAGACGGCAGCGTCGAGGAGTACACGCTGACGACCTTCGGCAACCGGGGCAACACCGAGGACGTTGAGGTCATCATCACGAAGGAGCCCGGTGGCGAGTTGTGCGCGGAACTGGTAGCGCAGGTCCACGACCATACGAAGCATCTCGCCGCTGCAAAATCCGGACTCCGGATACACATGGATGCAGCGAGGGAGCCGGAATTCGAGATCCGCGAAGCTCGTCCGCGCAAGGACAACACGTAACACTCACCTCTACCGGGGGCAGTCAGGCTTCGGCTTGGCTGCCCCAAAGGAGTATCCGAGCATGAGTACCCGTAACGTCAATAAGTTCCTCGTAGAGTTTCTCACCCATTGCAGCGGTGACAACTTCCGTAAGTGGAAGAGCATCGCGGAGCAGCGAGATGTCCACGAGCTACACGACGAATACCAACTCGCACTCGACTTTGACGCTCACACAAGAGCCCAAGAAGCGTGGACAGCCGCAAGACTTAATTCGATATGGACGAAGGTCCCCGGATACCACCCGGACGACGACGACGATGATCTTCCTTTCTAACTAGTATCAGGGGACAGTCAGGCTTCGGCTTGGCTGTCCCCTTTTTTCTTCTTGGTCGAGCATCGCGTTCGAGGCGAGCGTAGCATGACTAACTTCCGCCATGCTACCCTACGCCGTGGGGGTTCCAGCGAGCGAAGCATGACGAACCGCTGCCATACTTCCCTACGCTTCCACCCCCCATCCCCAACAGCCCACCCCACAACAACACCCCCGACCACCCCACAGCAACACCCCACCCTTCCACCCCCCAACAGCCGCGCGCGCGCTGAGGTACGGGTGCCAACGACCCTTCGGGGGAAAATTTCCCCATGGGGTCCGCTAAACCCACTTGAATTACGCGCAAGCCCTGAGGTACGGGTGCCTCGAAGGGGTTAGTTCAAATCATGTGGGGAAACATTCCCCATCGGGGTCGTTACGTAGTTAACCCCGTCCAAACTAACCTTGCTATCATGCCTCCGCCGGGAACAGAACAGCGAGCTTTTCTAGCAGCTCCTTCTCTACATCTTCGGGGGCACGGTTCTCGAACGTAATGTGCGTTGACTCATCGAACAGTCCGCTCGTTTTGCCAAGCAATTCAAGTGCGCGGACACGGGTAGCGGCGGGGTTCTTCTCACTCTGTGCTTCATCCTGTAACCGCTGAACGATCCAGTCCTTGCTCAGTTTATCGTGCGCCTTGATTGCAGTTGCATCTCTCTTCTTGAGTGCGGTGATGTGAGTCAGCACCTTCTCATTCTTGGCCAGTCGAGAGGCGGCGTTCCATACCACTTGATCCTTCATCTTCGACGCATCATACGCCTTGCGGTACGCATCTGTGTAGCTGTCACCTTCAGCTACAAATGCGGCGAACGCTGACTGCTTTGGGCTAACACCATTGGGATTAGTCATACCACCACTCTACCGTTAGTCCTTTGTCCCGTCAACACTAGCAATAGCGGGGGAGATTTTCCCCGAAGGGGTCCACCTAACGTAGGGTTAGATAGAGGTACACGAAGAACTTGAAATCCGTTATATTTTATTGTAGGATAAGAAAGGCGAACGGCCCGACACTCTTCCCCTTCGGGGGGAAGTGGTGTGTCCGTGACCCAAGTGGGGAATTATTCCCCAAAAAAAATGGGGAATTATTCCCCAAAAAACGCACAACCCGAGAGGAGACGCCACAAGATGGCACAAGGAATCAATGCGGCGGTGGCCGCGACGGTTCCCATCTGCGCTAAGACCGTGAGTCCCGCGATCTATTTCATGGCCGTTAGGTGCGACACCTACGAGCAAGCATACGCCAAGCTACGCAAGATAGAACATCTCTTGCCGATACCCTTGGTCAAGCCATGGCAGCGGATGGAAAAGAATCAGAGCAAGGTTCTCGCCACGACTAGTCAGTACACGCAAGGCGGCACATCCCTTGCTGATCACGGCTATCGTGCGACTGAGGCATCACGCTCTGTCGATAGGTGGAGCGAGGGGGCGTACAAGCCCGAGCCTATGGGGAAACATTCCCCAAGCGAGGGGCCGATACCCGCGAAGGATGTGTGCCCCGGATGCGGCGGGGATATGCATCTCTCATGGGCGATGTCAACGTTGGCCAACACGGTGACCACAGACCACAGCAAATGCACCACGGATGATGAGCGTAAGTAATCTCACAACTGGGGAAATATTCCCCAAAGGAAAGCACGATGAACATACCACAACTGCAAGCGCAGCCGCACCGATGGGATGAAGTGGCCGAGTGCTACGTCATCGACACGCCGAGCGGGACACGACCCTCCGATCCGATTGTCTGGAAACTCAAGACCCCATGGGATGGATGGGAACTCACTCGCCGCTCACCCGATGGACCGTTCGATCTGATGAGCTACTGCTTAGAGACGGGGCTGACAGTCGGGAAGCCGCGCACATTCACATCGCTTCACGCCGCAAAGAAATGGGCACTTGGAGTCGGGCTATAAGGGGGGAAGAAAAATAATGTTTGAGTTTGTACGCATCATAGAGAAGGGCATCAATGACATCCGACTTGTGGCTTGGATTCTCATAGTCCTTTTCATCTTCTGTATCGTTGCAACCATAGTTGAACACACAACAAAGACCCTTCACAAAGAGGACGACGAATGAGTGACGACAATGAACTACCGTGGATGCCATCTGGAGGTTGGAGTGGGATCAAGAAATTAACTGACGACTCCGGGAATTTCTTCGCTTACACAGCATGGGACGATGAGCGTTGGAATGAGCGTTGGAAAGGTGCCGCAGTCGCTTGGCTGCTTAGCCCGGACAGTTGCATTGCCAACGGGATCAGCAGGTGGGATCAAGCGCGGTACATCGTAACGACCCGTGATGGTGAGTATGAGATAGACAGCACCATCCGATGCGAAGAAGACGCAGAGGAAGTTGCCGCCAAGCTCAACGAAAGCTTCCAACACATGACGGCCAGCTTATTTGGTATGGATGTCGATAAGTTTGAAGCAATGCGAGTCTCCCTCATCAAACGGGAGGCTTCGCGTGTAGATACTAAAGTCCAAGACAACGCACATCTCAACCTTCCAAAATGTTTGACGGATACACGGCTCCATACTGGCCTGTTAAACCAAGCATCCTTGGCCGGGCATCCATCAAGGGATGACGTAGACAAGTTCATGTATCACATCAAGAAAGCTATGAGTGTGAGGTTGGAGGCCGAGAGACTTTCTCAAGGATACTTGCACAGCAGTACTGCGCTCCAAGCACAGATAGATGGGGCCAGGTTGAGGAGGGAGTCGGAGATTGCATTCACGCAAGCCGAGTACATGGCCTATGAACTGATTGATACAGCAGTAGACAGAAATAAAAACTAGAGGGGAAATATTCCCCTCGCATCGGAGGGAGCAACATGATGATGTTAGTAGAGGAGAGAAGGCTGTCGGAGATCCGGCAAGCGATCAGGGCAGAGCGGCAGCTCACACTGCGGCAGAATAAAATTAACTTAGGCGCCGGAGTTGATCAGGGGTTAGCCCGGCTAAGAATTATACTTGACGAAATCGGATGGGAGGCATACGAATGGCAACGCAAGTAGAACTATCGGATCGTTGGTTTTTAAGCGACGTACTCAACGAAGCACTGGCATGGTGCGAGGCTGACGCAGAAGCAAGCGCATGTCAGATGCTAGACATAAGGGTGAAGCGGATGAAAGAAGCAATCGGTGCATATCAAGTACTCAAAGATGCGTACATCGAAAGCTTCCAACACAGCGAGTGATGAAACAAAAAACAAACTTAGACAATAAATTAATTCAGCTAACTACGAGGCCAGGTAAGCAGCATGGCACTATCAAATTGGATGGCAGAGTGTTTGGAAGATGCCGTTCGTGACATGACCGACATGGCAGAAAGTCTTAACTCCTCAAAGAGTTCATGCTGTCAAGAAAAAGCAAGGTGCCAGTTGTGGGATGACATAGATGAGGCACGATTGCACAAGCGTGTGACAGCGGTAGTAAAGAGATTGGACGGAATACTTATTGACTTTAACAGAGTGAGTGACAAACGAAATGATTAACTAGTAATTATATTTGTATGGAAGAGAAGTCTGGGAGGGGAAAGTTTCCCCTAATCTTTAATAAGAGGATAGAAGTATGGCGAGCAAGAGTAGAGAGACGGAGTATCACCTTAGGCAATTCATAGAGCCTAACGAAGTACCGGAGGCCGTAGTCCAGCTAGAAAAAGAGGGCTACCCGACGATCCTCAAGGGGCCACCGGGGCATGGCAAGACTTACGCCGCTAAGAAAGCGGTAGTAGAAATCTCTCGCCGTCACAACGATGGCGAGCCCATGCCAATCGTGAACTGCAACTCCGGCGGTAGGCCAGGGGTCGGTGAGTACGGTATGCAGATCTTCAATGCTACCGGATACGACCCAGAAGATTTCGCGATGCCAGCTATCGGGGATCATACCTACGATAGGTACGTCACGACTGCACTGCCCGGAGCAGATGCAAGTTGGACGCAGGGCATGGACCGGAAGGACATCCGATGCACCGTCATCGCTGAAGAGATGGGCAAAAAGCCAGAGAATTTTAAGATCTGGTCGGAGCTTTTCAATGAGAGAACCTTGGGCACGAACTACGAGGTGCCACCCAACGTCTACTTCATTGGCACCACCAACAATGCGGAAGATGGGGCGGGGGCGTTCTCTATGCACAGCGATCTAGTCAGGAGAGCGTGTAGTCTAGAGGTGCGAGCTACCGCCGAAGGATTCTTGAAACACCACAAGGGTCAACTGCATGCTTCGGTGGAAACGGTTGTCAAATACGTAGGCGATCAGTTCCTCTTTACACAGGATGACGAGGCTAGTGGCAAACCTTTCTGCACCCCGGCCACAGTTTTCCAAGCCAGTAATTTATTAAATGCGGGCTTGGACATGGACTCTCCTGTATCTGAGGCCATGATGCTAGGGATCCTTGGATACCGAGGCACTGCTGAATTGTTCGCAGTACACAATGCGGGAAAAAAGTTTGGAGATCTTACTGAGATGCTCAAGGATCCCGACAAGTATAGTGACAAGATAGATACCCTCAGGAACGATACGACCACCAATGGAAGGGTGATGTTGTGCAGTATTATTTGCATGCTAGTGGCGCGTTTAGATAAAAAGCGTAGCACCTATCACAGCCTTGGGGGCGCAAGTCAGATCAATAATATAATTAAGTTTGTAAATAGAATTGATCAGGAGGCTTCAGTTGCATGCGTTAGTGCAGCACTCGCACTCAACAAGGACATTAAAACAGAGACTGAATTCGTAAGGCATTACGCCCACAACCAAGACTTTTATTTCTAACCCAAGAGGAGGGGGCACCATGAACAAGAAGCTTTATGAAAACTTTCTGATCACTGGTATTAGCGTTAGCCAGTACGGCTACCTTAAAAGATGCAAGGAATTATCGGATGCCGGGGCAGATGCCACGGGGATAGATCCACGCAGGGCCAAGGGTCAGGTGGCCATCTTTGATGAGGCGATAGTACGAGCGATCAAGGCTCCTGTAGCTCAAGCTAGGGGCTACATGAAAAGCGTGACTGTTCCGTGGACTACCTCGCGGAACAACGAGAACGGCGGTCGTGTTAGCGGCAATGAATACCTTCTCGCTCCAGACAAACTGGTTGAGTACGAAGAAAGAATGTCCGGTTATAGGATGGAATGGGAACGCCTGCTGGAACGTAATTTATTTTCCCAGTGGGATTTGTTTAGAGTCGAGGCGTTGACGCAATTGAACGGCAGGTTCCAAGAGTTCTTCATACCCGTTGAGGATCTACGAAAGAGATTCAGTTGGGACACTTGGATCAAGCCTCTCGTAGATGAAGCTAATATCGGTGATGACATTAGGCTCAAGGCTCCGTCAGAAGTCATAGACAGATGCGTGGAGGGAGCCAAGCGTGAGCAAGCCCAGAAGATAGCGAACGTTATTGGCGGTATGGCAGATAGCGTTATGGATGAGGCGAATGCTATCGTGAAACGCATTGATGAATACGTCCACGTTGAGGGAGACAACAGAAAGAATACCCTGCCATACGAAAAGGGATGGAATAAATTAGAAGATCTGGCAGATAAGATTGATGGGTGGCGTCAAGCACTGGATGACGAGGACCTAACTGATGCCGCTGATAAGATCAGAGATCTGATGAAAGATATAAAAGATCTGGGTGGTGGTGATCTTGGTGCGGCGAGGTCGGCACTGTCAGGTGAGGATGACACCGAGCGAAAGAATATCAGAGACAAGTTGACTGACATCACGACGACAGCCGCACCCGCAACAGACAGGTTCGATGACTTCATGGGTAACTAGCCGTGACGCGCCAGGCAGCCCTATTAATAAAATTAACTTAGGTATTGTGCAGGTGCTGGTACACAAAAAGGGGAGGAGATATGTACGGAAATCAATCCAAGCAACTCACTGATGAGGAGCGCGTCATCCGGCGTGTTAAGAAACAGCGAGCCAAGCTGTTCGGAGTTGCGCCGGGGACACATTCACTAATGGGCTTCTTGCCCATCGTAGTAAGTGACAAGATCGCAACATTCGCTACTGATGGAAAAGACGTTCTGGTCAATCTATCCTACGCGGATTCCACAAATGATCTCAACACCCGTGGAATTTTAATCCACGAATCTGTTCACATCGGGCAGAAGCATCACATACGTCTCGCCAAATGGATGGAACGTTGTCTTCTTTCCAAGGATGACGCCTGTGAATTGTGGAATATCGCTGCTGACTATTCCATCAACGGTGCCATAAAGAACAGCCCGAACTACGGTATAGACTTTACATTACCGGATGATCTTTTATGGCACGACTACTACTCCACATGCGGATGGCCTGTCGAAAAGATATGCAACGACATGCTAAAGAAAGGATGGAAGCCCAAGCCCAAGCAGGGTGGTAGTGGAGGGGGCGGTGGCGCAGGACAAGGTGAGCCCACTAACAATGGATGCGGTGAGATTCTAGTTCCCGAGCGTTTCGAGGGAGACTCTGAAGAAGCCAAGGCCGCGATGGAAGAAGAAGAAAAAGATATTAATGAACGTGTGGCGGAAGCCGCCATGCTTGAGAGACAGATAGGTCAAGGCAAGGGCGGGATGTTTGATAAGATTTTCACATCAACTGGCAAGACTACATCGTCAGAACACATCCGACATTTCCTGAAGAAGAACTTCTCTCATGTCCGCAGTTACAAGCGTCCGAACAGACGGTTCTTGCACAAAAAAATATATTTACCAAGCAAGATAAAAACTCCGCACACACTCTATGCTTGCATTGATTCATCAGCATCTATGGGCCGAGATGATTTTGAAAAATGCCGGAAGAATCTAGTGAGGTGGGCCAAAGAACTGGGGCTAACCAAGATCCGGGTGGCCTATGTAGACAGTTCGATACACACAAATCCAGAAACGGATGAGCCTTGGTATGACATGGATCTGAAGAATGGAGGAGGGGCAGATGCCATGGAGCTAGATATCTACGGAGGGGGAGGAACATCCTTCGATCCGATATTCGATTACATAGAAAAGAATAATGAAGATGTCGGTGGCCTCGTCTACTTCACGGATGGCTACGGCAGTGTCCGAGATAGGAAGCCGGGATATTCAGTGCTATGGGTTACAACTGGCAGGGCACCAAGTTGCGGAAGCTACGGTTCTAAGGCCGAACTGTTTGGTAAAGTAGTTCAAATTTAATTCCACTATCACCAGGAGGGGGGAGTAGCAACATGTCAGACGATACTTATAACGGATGGGCAAACTGGGACACTTGGATAGTTAATATATGGATAACCAATGATCCAAAGCTTTATGAGTACATCACAACCATGGCTCGCGAAGAGGTTGATGCCGCAAAGCACAATTCCGAGGTACAGTTGGGCTGGCATGGGCGGGCGCAGGGCCGCTTGTCTCGTATTCTTCGTGAGCAATTCGAGGAATGGGCACCAGATATTCCCATAGCAAACGCTGTTGACGGCATGTATCTGGATCTATTAACCGGGGCGTTGCGAGCGGTTGATTGGCGGGAGATCTCTCGACATCTAATCGAAGAAGTGGAAGAAGAAGAAGCTTACGCCGAACAGGCTAACTAATGGAGGGAGTTAAATGAGAACCAGTGAAGCGAGGCGCATGAGGGATAAGGCACTGAAACGTGCGCGAAAGCAGGGACATGACGTAGCCCTTATCACCAAGTCGGGAGCCCTTGAGCTATACGGATGCCGCAACAAATGCGATGCGGTCATGGATATCTGGGACTCACCCGCCATGATCAACGGACCATTGGCCGAGGTGGAATGTCGCGACCGTAGGATACCGCCGCCCCCTTTGTTCGATTGGATGGCGATAGCCAACCTCTGGATGGCAATCGCCACCCTCACCCGGCAGGCAGCAAAGTATTTTTATACTCAGGCACGAAAGTTTCTGACGAGATGGATCGGAACGCCATGACAACTCTACAACTCTACGATCAACTGTCTGACATTGGAGTAGACGAACCATTAACGATGGACGGCTACAACGATTGCGTCGTGGGAATCCTAGAGCGATTCGGAATGGAACCCATAGTCATCTATGACAAGGAGAAGGTCATTCAGAAACTGATTTACTATGGATGCGACACGTATGAAGATGCCGTTGAGTACTACGAGTACAACCAATTAGGTGGCTGGCATGGTGACAAGACGCCAGGATTTTTAGTCCCATTAATTAAATCACATTCGGAGGAATTATGAACTGCTCCATTTGCCATGGTCCTATTAATGAGCATAAGAACGAAGCAACAGGGGAAGCCTATTGGACCACAGGCCACAACGCACAGCCGGTAAACGATGGCCGGTGTTGCGATACGTGCAACGAGACGGTTGTTCTGCCACGCCGGATCAACAACGCCATGAACAGCAAGGATCCATACGAGGGCGAGGGACTGGGCCTATAAAGAAACCGCCGTCAGTGAGAAGTCTGGGAGACTCACTGACGGCGGCTGACCCTATCAACCCACATCACAATCACAAGAGAGGAGGCCCTTGTAACATGATAAAATGTATTCCTAACGCCTCCTCTCGTCAACAACTACATCTCATGTCTAGATTAATTTTAAGTTACATTCGCTCAATTCCCTCAACGTCTTGGGATGCTATTCGAGCTTGTTGGATCGGAGCTTGGGTGATCTACGTCCTGCTAGTTTGGTCAGGCACTTGTGCCAACCCCATTACTCAAACTCCCAATCATAATCATCCATCGCAGGGCTGAAGTCTTGCCAACGTCCGGTGATGGGATCAAAGTGCAGGGGACAGACACCGTTCTTGCCCATCCAAGACCATCTGGTTTTCCAAATGTGGGCTTCGGGAGGATCTTCATCTCGCGGGTGACGCCACACAGTCATACCGATGTCGGCCTTCGCGAACCATGCGGCAGAACCAGCCACATCATGTCCGGTCACAACTACTTTGGAATTGCCACGACGATCCGGAGGGAGCTTCGTAGGGTGTGCCACAAAGAATACATGACACGCATGGTCACGGGCGAATTGCTGTACGGTAGTTAGCATCTCCGAAATAGCATCAGTTTCACGCACACCATGGTTGAGCTTTATATGGTTGTAAGGATCTATCACTAAGATCCTGCAACCCATTCTCATTACTGCTGCACTAGCAGTGGCGAGGATGCCCTTGATGTCGTTCGGACTGTCACGCCGACTGTCCATGAACATGAAGTTTTCTTTGATCCAGTCAGCAGAGTAGTCACGTTCTTCCTTACTCATGCGAGTGGACGGGCCGTCGAAGAACGGGCGGTTGCAAATCTTCTGTGCCAGTTGAGCCATGTGTAGCTCAGGTGGCTTCTCAAAAGAACAGTAAACCGTTTTCCAGTTATGTGATTTGGCCAGGTTGATGCAGATCTGGTCAACGAGATCTGACTTTCCGCTGCCGGGAAAGCCTGTGACTACCGTAAGCATACCCAAGGGGATTTGTATGTACTTATCTAGTGAGGCCAAGCCAGTAGAGGCCCCCTTCATCTGGCCATTGTCATACAGATCTACAAACGAATCGACAAATTCTTCTACGCCATGCAACCCAATGGTCGGGATCCGCTCACAGTATTCCAACTGTTGCTCAAGGTACACCGCACCCTTGGCATCTATGGCTTCCGATGCATCCTTGTGGCCACCAAGATCTATCGTCCAAATCTTCGTGCTACCTACCCTGCGAATGATCTCTTCTTGGAGAGCCTTTCCGGGATCATCAAGGTCGGTGTTCAGGATAATCCTTGGCGCAGAATCCAACTGTCTCTTGGCTCGCCAGATATACCGAAACTTGTTGTCATCTTTCGGATCAATCTTTCCGTCCCGAACCTTGGCAGGTGCGCCGTTGGGGATAGAGAGAACGGTCACGTTGTCTGGAAGGTCGGCGCTTATCCAAGCGAGCGCATCAATCTCGCCTTCACAGATCAGAACATCATTGCCCTCGACATACGAATCCAAATTGAAAAAATCTTCACATATATTTTCTTGACTGAACCGCTTCTCTTTGTCGGCAGATCTCCACTTCACAGCGTTAACAACACTGCCATCCCTGTAAGGGAACCCGACTGCTGGAACGACCTTACCGTTGAAGCGATAGGTACCAAGTATCGCATGACTCTTGATAACCTCATCGGTTATATGCCTAGACCTCAGGTAATCAAAGGCAACGCTATTGGTAGATTCAAGATCAACGTTGACGGGGAAAACTTCCCCCTTCGGAAAGATGTAGTTGTTGGGCGGTGCGGTGGATAAATCGAAATCAAAATCGCTGTTGTGGTCCCAGCCACCCTCAATTCCACAATGATGACACGTGTACTTAACCCCTGTGGTATCTATCCTAACGGACAGAGGACGATCCTTTCGATTCTTACCAGACCTATCACCTTGACACTCTGGACATTGTTTCTTGTGTTGTCCATTACCAAGACCAGAAACTACACTACGAACTTGATCCGCTACTTGCATTTAACATCCTCCTCTTCCTCTACTAGAGTTAATAAGGTCTTTCTAACCAAGTCTTTATTACCCAGACTACTAATAACAATCACTGAATGAGGTTCTTCTTTATCTAATCCATGTTCAACATACTTAGCTTTTATACTTCTGTCGTTCTTATACACCTTACCTTCTAGAAGATCTAGTATTAAAGATTCATCTAGATCAGGTCTTCTAGTTTTATAATAAATCTTTATAGCTATACTCAAGTCTTCTTCAAACAAATTCTTTCTAACTGGGCACTGTAAATCAAAAGCTTTAGAATACAAAAGAGCTTTCTTTGACTTGATGAATCTAGGTTGTCCACCAATGTAAACGAGCCGACGGGAGTTAGCTTTGGAGGCTGGCTCGCCAAGTATAGTAATTATACACGGATCGTTGTCAATGCTGTTGCGTTTCTCTCGGCGGTTGATTATCATTTCTCTCGACGTTGGGCACCTCAGACGATAACACTTGGAGGTTCAGGGTGCAAGAAGAACCTAGGAGGTACAGGGTTTATGAGGGAGTAGGCGTTCCGCCTCCCGTAAATCCTGGCCCACGCCGCAAGTGGGGAGACTTGCCGCTTGAGAGCGTGGCAGTAGGAGATCTTATCGAAATGCCAATGACCAAGGAGGGAGTAGATGGGTTGATCAGTTCAATTAGAAGTTACGTCTATCGTGTATCTCGCAGAACGAACAGGAGATTTACTGTTCGCAAAACTGATTATGGAATTGGAATATGGAGGGTGAGGTGAGCGACTTTGACATTCGTGATGACAGGCCGATGCCTAGTAAGATGAGCCTCGGGTCTTTGGATTATCCCTTTGATGACCTAGATGTTGGGGAATCTTTTGTGGTTGATGCAGAGACAGACGGGGCAGATGACGGGCGTAGGACGATAGAAAATCGGCTACGATCAGCAGCCTTTCGTTATGGCAAGAAGCTCAATAAGAAATTCACTTGTCGCTTTGTCAGCGATGACAGAAAGATAGGTGTTTGGAGGACTGAGTGAACCTTACAAACCAATACGGGGCACCAGATGTCTTCATAAGGGCCATTGAAGCTGACCCCTATGACAAGGGAGAAGCTGACTTCAGCGTGACAGGGCTACTTCAGCCCCCGCAAATCACTCGTTTGTGGAAGGAGAACGAAAGCCTCCTGACCTCCGACGTTCGTGATGAGGTGTGGAAACTTCTGGGATCCGGCGTCCATGCCGTATTAGAGGGTCACGGCGACGGTACGGTGGAGCAGAGACTGTTCTCTGAACATGAGGGCGTGATAATCTCTGGTGCCGTGGACTTAGTAAAAGATGGGCACGTTACCGACTACAAGGTTACGTCTGTTTATACCGCAACCAAATCTCTCAAGCCTGACTGGGAAGCACAGCTCAATTTGTACGCCTGGCTTCTGGGAAAAAACGGAACCGAAGTAAGTCGTTTAACTATCGTTGCAGTATGTCGGGACTGGACGAGGAGCAGGGCGAGTAAAAATTATTATCCAGACAGCCCGATTGTTTCGATTCCAGTTCCACTCTGGTCATCGGAAAGACGAGAAAGGTTTGTATCCCAACGGGTAGCCATCCACACGAAGGAGCAAACTACTCCATGTACAGATGGGGAACGTTGGATGAATGATGCTGGAACAAAGTTCATTAGATGTGAAGGTTGGTGTCCTGTAAGTGATTTCTGCCCACAATGGAGAGGAGATAGCCGTGGCAACAGTAAAAAAGAATCCAACAGCTAAGGAAGTTTGGGACACGCTGTCTGGTATCAACGTCAACGAACACACCGAAGATAAGGGAGGCTTAACTTATCTGAGTTGGGCTTGGGCGTGGTCGATTATGATGGACCACTATCCACAGCTAGTCGTCAAGTGGCATGGCATGACAGATGAAGGCGGTGTGACAAGGGATATCACAACCTACCCCGGTGGCACCGCATCCGTCTGCTGTTCCGTGACCATTGGCGACGATGTGAAGCGAGAGATGTGGTTGCCTGTGATGGACTACAAGAACAAGGCAATTGCGAATCCCGACAGCCGTGCCATATCTGATTCAAAGCAACGGTGCCTCACAAAATGCTTTGGGATTCTCGGGTTGGGTGGATATGTATATGCCGGTGAAGATCTTCCAAGGGGTGCTGCACCTGTCGAGGTAGCCCCAAAGAAGCCGAAGCCCAAGGCTACCAATGATCGCTTCAAGGCGGCACCGAAGCATGAGGTTCCAAAGAAATCACCGAAGAAGGACGCAGGGGAGGCCATCACCTATGAAGAGGCGTCAATAGACGAAGCGATCACGAACCTCAAGAAAACAGTAACCGACCTACACAACCGGGGTTGGACACCTGCCGACAACGCTGCGAAGAAGCAGATCACGGACGCGATCAAGGGCCGTGACGGCGAAGCCTTGGTCAGGCTGAAAAAAGAGATCCTAGCCCTAGCAGAGAGCGCATTCAAACTTCACGACGCAAAAGAGGAGAAGCACGATGTCTGATTACGATGACGAGCCGAAGCTGGACTTTGCAGTTTTCCAGAACAAGTACGCGAAGACTGATCGCCACCCTTCAGAGGTGGGCAAGATAGAGTTCACCAGAGAGTTTCTGAAAGCGATGGTGGACAGGGCCAAGACGGGTACCATGCCTGTCCTGAGGGCCGCTATGTGGAATCGCACAAGTAAAGCTGGGTTGGATTATAAGTTCTTCCGGCTGGAACTGGAGCGCGTTAAGGACATGCCCGCAGAGGAGCCGAAAAGCACTAGCACCTCTGAGGATAAGGGAGATGATGAAGGGCTCCCCTGGTAGGAAGCAGTTTCTGCTCAGGCTTTCACACGACCTGTTTGATAAGGCCAAATCATATGCTGATAAAGAAAATCTCAGCATCACACGGTATATAAACAGGGCGATAGAAACTTACGTGCAAGCCACGGACGAGGTAGATGAGGAGGATGGGGTCCCATCACCTCAGGCAGATCCAAGATGGTGGATGTGATTAAGTAGTGGACCTGGAGGGGGGTTGGCGGTGCAATCCACATCGCTCAACCCTCCAGGATTCTTTAATGAGAGGAGGAATGATGGACAAGAAAGAAGAATGGATCACTCAGGCTGAGAACTGTCCAAGCCAGTTATCCATGTTCAATGCACATCGTCAAGAAGATGAGTTCTTTCAGGATCTTTTTGATACCAAGGAATATTTTTCTGATCTAGATCGCTTGCGAAGAATGTCTAACGAGCCGATCTCCAAGTGCCATCATTGCGGTGCCAATAGCAAGGTGTACGCCTACAAGATTGGATCGTATGCGCGAGTGCTAATCTGGATGGCAGTTCGCAGCGAGGAGGGGGAGTACGTTCACATACCCACCTCGGGGGCCATCAATGGTGGTGGTGACTATGCGAAGCTTCGGTACTGGGGGCTGATTGAAAAGAGCCCAAAGAGCCCAGACCCAAAGAAAAGATCGTCCGGCCTATGGAGGCTGACGACAACGGGCAGGGACTTCGCACTTAATAAGATCACCATTAATAGCATTTGCTATTACAGTCATCCCCCCGGAGAGGTGCTGGAATTTGAGCCAGACCAAGTGAGCATTGTGGATGTCCTTGGTAAGCACTTCGATTACTCAAGCCTGATGTCTGGCTATGAGTGGGATGCCACCCTGCTATGAATGCAATCCAACATACATCACAATCTGAGGAGAAAGTTATGGGTTCCAACAGCAATGACACGATCAACGTTAGCGATCTGATAAGGGCACTTCAGGGGATGGCAGTCGAGGCTTCCGGGCCGCCAACCGTAGAGGAAACGACTCCGGACACGAGAGATGTGGGGAGTCGGATGGACAGATTCCATGATCGTCTTACCGATAAACAGATGTCATTTTGTGAGCTTATGGCATTGGGATCCAACAAGGCTGACGCCTACACTAGCTCTTATGATGTCTCAGACCCCGCGTTTTCTGATAACGATGCTCGCAAACTACTGAGCCAGAAAAAGATAAGAAATAAGATCGCGGAATTTAAGAGTCAGTTGGGGGATATACCCGCAGATTCCCTGAAGCCGGATGACAGGCGGACGCGCCGTGGCTGGACTATTAGGCTCACGGATAAGCAAGAAAAATTCTGTCAAGCTAGGGCGAGTGGTAGCACCATCGCGGAATCATACAAGGACTCTGGCTACTATACTCCCGGCTGGACAGAAGGCAGGGTGCGAAGGGAAGGAAGAAAATTGCTGAAGCTTGATAAGATAAAAAATCGTATTGCAGATCTTCTGTCTGGCGATGCTGCTATTGTTGAGGTAGCCAAACAGCCTCGGCGGAGCCCCGAAGTGCCGCCAGTTGAAGCTGAGCCGTTTTTCAATGGCAGGACGCAGGGCGCGGAGTTACCTGAACTGATGCCGCAATATCTCCAGCAACAAAATGAATTCGTTGATAATTTTATGGAGCTTATCAAGGCTCATAGTAGGCTTTTCCACCATGCGGTAGTAATCCATGGACAGAAAGCGGCTGGTCTTCCAGTTGAGACTGCCCCTCACAATATGGAAGATGCGGTAGCAAGGTCAATCGAAACCTTGAGGGAAACCCTTTTGTCCGGTTGCCATAATTACCGAAGTAAGCAGCTTGGGCCAGGAGGGGACTGATGGCCTGCATGGACCATGTCTGCTTAGGGTGCGGCAGGGCGGAAATGAACAACAAGTCGGGGCCAGCGCAGTGGCCATGCCCGACCTGCGGGAGCGAGGAGTATAGCAGTCATTACGACGAAGAGCCGGATCGCAATGAGCCCGATGGCTTTGACCCCGACGAGCCAGATGATTAAAAAATTAATTCAGAATAACCATGGCTCCGACACCGACTAGGATATAGGGAATACTCCCACCTAGTCTTTTGAAGATGTTGGGATTAGCCGCTCTCTGCCAAGCGTCAGACTCTTGGTTGAGGGCGGCTATCTCATTTCTAAGAGATGCGTTTAGGTTTTGCCCTTGGATCCACAGGGAATCCGACACCTCCACCCTTCGCCACAACAAAAGATTATCTGCCTCAAGCGTTTCGATCTGAACCTCATACGCTTGGATCTGGATTTCGTGATCCGCCTGTATCCTGTCAACGATTTCCCCTAAGCCACTGTCGGGTTGAACGACATTGATGCTATTCCTGAGCATCTCCAAGTTTGCGTCGAAGCTCATGGAAGCACGGGAGGCCCTCGCAACAGCCTCCTCTCGTACCTTGGCGATGGAATCATGGGCTTGATCCAAGCTATCGCGTAGGATCTCATAGCCTTCGGCGTCTTCTTCCATCTGGCGCTCAAGTCCTACGCGCTCTTCCTCTAGCACCCGCACTCGTCCTTCTGCTACCAGGGCCTCGACCTGCGCGTTGCTAAAGCCCCTTAGGCCAAGGATAAGTATAAGAATAACACCACCCAGTACGGCAATTTCTTTTGGTTTTATACTCATTAGTCCTCTAGTCCTCCGTTGTGTAACTGCCAAAGTTTCTCAACTCCCGCCGCAAGATCGTCAAAGCTGTCGTACTGCATACGTCCCCGCTCATCTGAGCAAGACCACGGAGACATGGGCAGGCGCAGGTGGCCATCCATTTGCTGAAGCATGGACAATGACCCGATAGTGTGGATACGAGTGTGACACCTCCCGCACAGTGGGACTATCGCAGTGCTAGGCCCCTTGCGTGACATACCATCCGTCCGGCAGTGATGGTTGTGGCATGGCCCTGCCCCACACACGGCACAAGGAAGCTCGCTGACGAATGCGACCCTAGACTTGGAGCCGTACTCGTAAGCAAACTTCTCAGCTTTTGTCCTCGCCACTAACGTTTCGCCCAGACCATTAAAAACAATTCTTTAAAAGTATATCACGACCCACTGCCTTAACACATTGTAAAATAATTCTTAGGCACAGGTTTTTACTGCGGCATACCCTTTCTTTGTGAGCCCAGTACTGGGGGCGGTATTGCGGGAGGCGCTCTATACATGTCAGGCTCATAAACGTCTCCTAGTTTCGCTGTTAATGCGGCAATAGGATCATACGGCTGTGCAGCTTCGGCCGATTGAACTTCGTCAGACTGCCCTCTGTCGAATAAATTACCAATCCAGTCGCCAATCTCGGCTAACCTAGAAGGCTCTTCGGTACCGTGGTATCGACGTAGGGCTCCTTCTAGATCGCCAAGATTAATGCGGGACATGCTGCCCTCTCCCTCTGGGCTGCCGTATGCTTCTCCGACAGAACGGGGAACGCCGTATGCCCCTTGCTCTGGCACACGCCTCTTCAAAATATCTACGAACTCCCCGACACTACTGGATTCAGGCTGCCTTTCGTTAAAATTATATTGGTCAGTAAAATAATAGTCGCCCGTATCCGGATCCCTTCGTACCGATCCCTGCCCGAAGGTTGACTTCATGGAAAAATCTGGATCAAAAAGCTTGGTTAAAATTCCACTGCCTTCGCCCCCACCTACATCGGCATAAGGATCATCTTCTGAGGTGGTGCCATAGTCTTTGTATTGTATATCTGCATCACCAAGATCCCCGCTCATGGCCCTAACCGCAGCATCTTTTAGTGCTTCGTATTCTGATCTGCTCAAGTCTCCCGCCGTAATATCCCTTGAGCCTATGGCGTTGCCCAACCGTTCCATCCCAAGTCGTTCACGAACCTGCTTGCCTAAAACATCAGCCGTGAGCTGACGAAGAGCCAAGGGCGCATTCAGCCCACCATGTCGTCTTGATTCCTGCTGCCGTTGACGCGCCCCCTCACGCATACGTTCAAACCATCCGAGGTCATCATCGGGATCCGTAGGCCCACCCTCCAGATACCTAGGCAGTGATCTTATTCCGTTATTCATCGCGGCCCTCTCTCTCAATATAATTCCTGCGAATAGCCCCAGCGCCCAGCAACCCTGCTATGCCCGCCAATGGGTTGTTCTCTCCCAGTCTCATCGGATCAAATTTGGCACCTCGGTATCTAATAAGGCCGGGATCTAGGGTACTCCTCACAAAAGATGGCTCGTCGGCGCGTCTCCATTCTTGGGGAGCGGCCATGTACTCATCGTCTACGTAACCGGGATAATTCTTACGCATCTGATCTATCTCAAATTGATCTAGCTCAGCAAATGGGAGGTTGATGTCATTGGGGTCCTGGATGATCTCCCCTTCCTGCAAGTAGCGGACAGACTCTCTGTTATCGGATTGTCTTATCCCCGAGAAACGGCTGTCCCTCAAATCATGTGCATCAAAGCCACTATAACCCATGTCCCTTAGGGTCGCATTAAGCTGGTCGGTGCTGATCGTATTCTCGTACTGCGATCTCAGGTTGGTGGGTGGACGGAGCTGCTCAAACTCTTTAAGGAGGTTTGGATCAATTCCTTCCCTTACATCATCTAATGATATATCACTCCACGCTGCGCCCCTTGCATCAAATTCAAGCTGGTTTGGTCCCCGCGAATATATCGGCATCTCCTCTCCGTAGCTCCTAGCAAGGGCCGGGTTGTCGGATTGCATGAGAGGTTTATTGGGATCTAATATGAATGACGATGCCCTACCTTGATCCTCCTTCAAGGCATTCATGTTGCCGTGCATATACTCCGTATATCCTTGCTTTCTTAGGCGTTCCTTAACGGAAGCGTCGTCCATCGGAAGGCGCGGATTACCGACAGTGGCTCGTGCCTTGCCTGCAACTCTTCGTAGGGTCGAGCCAGCGACAAATGGCAGCAAGAACCCTGCCGATGCAAACCCCATACGGGCTAGGTCGCGATCATGCATACCAGCAATAAAATCTGCTCCGTCGATTGCCTCACTAAGACCGGGGGCAAACGATGCGCCTACTAACGCAGCAGTTTCTGCGGGTGTCTCCGGTTGCAAGGCTCTATTTATTCTGCGTGGAACAGATTTAATTTGAGCAGCAACACGTTCCGCCCACGATGGCATTGGCCCGATGCTCGGGTAATCGCCCCGTGGGATCTCAGGGTGTGGCCCACCGTGTCGATACCGGGGCAGTGATCTTATGCCGTCATTCATTGTTACCCCATCGTGCAGGTGACGAGCGACCGATCATGCCCCTCACATCTATATGTGTAAAGGTTTTGTAGCGACCCAAACCGAACAGCTTGGAATGAGGGTGGCTCTCCAATAGATCTGCTACTTCGGATGGTGTGCGCCCTATCTTCACGACATCCGCAGCACCCAAGGTCAAGTGCATGGAGCTTGCCACTCCGCCAATGGCAGCGTTGTATGCCTTATCGCGATACCAACTGTTGACGAGTACAGTTGCCGTGGTGTCTTTGTCACGAAGCCATTCAAGGACGCCGACTAACTTGTACGCATTCTCCAGTAGCTCCAGAGAGGGGGCACTCAGTGTAGCGTTCCCGCTCTCCCGGCCTACATCACAAATTTCTAAAGCAGAGAAATTTTTGATGCCACGGTCACTAAGGCACTGACCGCAAACCGTCGCCCAATTATTTCTCGTCATTCTCTTTGAAGTCTGGAGAGTTGTCCAACATCTCGGGCTGCTTGGGACCCTTAACGGCTTGGGCAATGCCAGATGCCATTGCTCCTATTTGAGGGGCCAGATACTGAGCCACCCGTGGACCGCCAGCCCACGCAACCAGCCCCATATTGAAGCTACCTAGGAGGGTGTACACAACTTCCGGCACTGCCAGCATGATCGAATCCAGAACGATAAGAGAGCCCGTGAAAACCAACGATCCGAAAAGGAATGTTCTGGCAGCACTCCAGGAACCGCGCTCGTCCTTGAGTACTTCACTAAGAATATCCATATACATCATCTTCAATTTCATATGTTTCATCCTTGTTTTATGGACACCATCAGGGTCTTAACATTCCTTAAAATATGTTGACGACTTGCAAGAAGCCTTTGGTAATACTCTCGTTTCTGATCATCGGACATTGATCCGCGAGGTATTTTTCGTAGATGCTCCCTTCGTTCGCGCCATGCCTTCAACTGCTTTTGGATGCTTCTCAACTCAGCTTTATGTTTCAATATATTTTCGTGCTTCTCTGCGTAAGCAAAACCTTTTTTGTGATCCCTGTCGGTAATGCTACTCAGTGTAGCAATAACCTGATCAAGTTCTTCTAGTGAATTGAAGAAATCTTGTTGACTGCCCCCGCGTGTCCTGGGATCAGTTAATAGGTCGCCAAGGATAGGAACATTGGCGAGCCCTTCACCACCGACTAGGGACCTAAAGTCAAAATCTCTGTTGGTGCCGACAACGCTTTCATCCATGAGCGGCCCAGTACGGGCTATCCTGTCTGCGACCGCTGTCACATAACCCCCCATCGTGCCGCCATACTGACGCATCATGTACTCGACTTTCATGGGAGATGTTAGAAAGTCTAGGCTGTTAACCAATGGTATGCTGTTGGCCAGGTCTGCAATGCCCCGAGCGACATTGCTTGTGTACTCATTACGTTGCTCATTGGGGTCTAGGGTTTCCATCCAGTGATCAACGATGTCGTCTTTTCTGAACGTATCGTAATTACGCATCGCATTAACTACTGGGGTAAGCAGTTGCGGCCCCCCTATGCTTAGTGAGGTGCGTAATTGTCGTATGGTTTCTTCTCCCACATCGACTGCACCTACGTCCTCTTCCATAATCGCTTCAAGCATCTTCTCTGGAATAACTTTGAAAAGAACTCCGATCTCAAATGGTATAGGGATCTTTAGCCATGCGTGATCAGAGAGGGGAAGCACCCAGTTATCGGACTTAGTTTCATCTCTCAAGTCCTGCCATTCTTCATCATCTCGCAGCAAGAAGTAAAGGGCAGCAGTCGCGGCGGTCAGAATAAGACCGCGACTCAGGATCCTCCCCCTACTCTTTTCAAACATGGAAAGATCTTCGTACTGATCGGCGGTTAATCCATACCCAGCAATTCCTGGAATATCAGAGGAACCCTTCTTGGAACGGAGGCCCCTGTAGATCACATCACCGCCCTGTAGCCTGCCATTCATAAACGGCACGGTGGCCATATATGTACTGAGCGTTTCGCTCGCACCCCTGCGGCCATAGTTCATAATTTCTATGGCGTAATACTGTGCAAGCGCTTTGTCCCCCGTCATAGCCAGTATGCGATCATATACAGCAAGCCTGGTCGCAACTTCAGATTGCTTGGCTATACGTCCTGTAAAATTCCAAAGTGCAGCGACAGGAGTAAGCGGCTTCTTCCAATCCAGATTGGCCTTATCAAGTTCCTTCTGCATTTGGTGGCCATACTTACCGCGCTCCGCAACAAAGTCGATTCCTATTGATAGTCCCGCTTCATCCGCCCTACGCAATACGTCTGGAGTAAAGGCATTCTTAAACGCCTGAAGAACAAGCCTTGGTCCCCCGCCAGTGAGGGTCATAGCAGTCCAGGAATCCCGGAAAACATTCTTTATAGTAAAGGCCGGGGTCCTTGTAACAGATTCTCTTAACAACCCAGAAGATCCCGTAAGGGCTTTCTGTGCAAGTTCACCGAGCTTGTGTTCCCCAAACCATTGTTGCAACTGCTTTTTAGGATTGAATCCCATCAGCATTGTGGACATAGCAAGCTGGGCATCATCAAGTCTGTAAAAAACCGGGACGCCTTCTTCCATAACTCGTACAATACGGTTATCAAGAACACCTTTCAGGGCACTGATTTGTACTTTTTCTGCCGTACCCAGAGACACGGCGTCTCTGACTGTCCGTGATACTGCTGCGTTCAGCATGGAATCACGAACCAATGCCTGCGTGTTCTGTATAACTCCATCCGCTAAAGATGTTTTTATCGGTGCCGTGCTACCCTGCAAGGCTTTCTCTACCAGATTCTTTCCACGCTTTGCTATCTCTTTCTCTGAGCCTATCGGAAAATCTTCTTCCGTCGCTACGTCACGATAGAACGGCGCATACGGCATAGACAACCACTCGTCACGTACTTCTCTGGTGATCATGCCAGTGTTGTACGACATCTTGATCATGTGATTGTCGTATGCGTTATAACGATCCCAAAACTCTATAATATGTTTGTTGCTTTCATCCGATTCTATTTCTCTGATAGTTTTATTTAATTCATCTTCGCTAATGTTATTGTTTTCGTTGATAGCCACATAAGCGGCCTCAAATTTTTCCAACTTGAGTTTTGTTGCTGCGGGAAGATCTAACCGCGACCTATAGTCCGTTACTTTGCCGTCCGCGTCGTACACTCCAGTTGAAAGTTGGAGTTCATCACGGCGTTTCTTCGTCCACAGTATCCTCTTGGACACACCGTAGATGGTTGCAATTTCTTGATCTCCAGAATCTATAATCGGGGCAAATATTTCATTGAGCCCCTTGATCTGACCATCGCCCCCATGTTTTTCTGCTAGATCATTGTCATATACGGGTGCATTCTCAAATCTTCCGGATCCAACTGATGTGCCCAGATAGGACAATGGTCCCCTGAGCATCAACCCCGGTAGCCAGTTAAGTGCATTGTCAGAGTTACGCCACATAACCAGGGCAGATGTCTCGGCATCTAACTCTGCCCTATTCTGTGCAGCTAGAAGTCTATCGGTCTGCTTTACGACCCACTGGCGACGATCCAAGTATTGATATCGTAAGTTTTCAGTAGTTGTCCTTATGTTTTGCTGCGTCTCTTCGACGGTGTCTCCAGTCTTGTCATCAAGCTTTGATAACTTTTCAACACCCTTTCTTGTAGCGTCCTTATCTATTGGTGTAATGTATCCACTGTCTTTCCACTCTTGAGCAATACGTTGTGCGCCCTGACCGGCAACCGTTTTATTGTTGAAGAGCGTTTGATATTCAGCGGGCATCTTGTAGGCGTATTCGGGATCCTTGTTACGCATCTCCATGAACGTATTTAGGGCCAGCTTATACGCCTCGGGGTCCTTTCTGCCATGCCTTAGGCCCAGCAACGGTACGGACCCCCTAGCCGTAGCATTGATGTCTTCATCCCTCATGCGTTCATTATCTATGTTCGTCGCCACATCCGGGATCCGTCCCGCAGATCCCTGAATGATGTCACGCCTGCTAGTTATTCTATCAGCAATGGCATCTACTTTTGCCTGCTCGCGTTGCTTCATCTGAGAGGACGTTGCGGCATCACGCAGAACAAGAGCTTTTTTTAATTCTGTTATTTCTTTTGGGTCTGCGTAACGGGCCAAGCGATTGGATCTAATTATAGAAGCGGTTGTGTATTCCTCGCCCTCTAAGAATCCATATCCAGACCCGCGCTCGCCAACCTCACCACGCTCTATTCGTGAAAGTATTTTCATAACGTCAACGATGTCGGCATCCTTGGCTGCGCCCACAACCTTCTCAAGGAATCCCCTGAGATCGTTGCCGATCTTGCGGGTTTTCTTTCCCGCTACATACGCATCGGGATTGCGTACCATGTTTTGCAACAAGGAAACAATAGCTTCATTTTCAATATCTCCTTCAGTTAGTTCGCTGTCTTTGTGCTGTGCAATGGCGCGTTCAAACCACGTTACTTTCGCATCATGCGCTTCCTGATCTATCTCTTTTGGTACTATGTTTTGTTCGTTTCTGACGAAGTTGCGTAGTACTATTAATTCTTCCTCTAACAAATGATCTCGCATTATTAGCGCGTGTAGCCCTTCGTGGAAGGCCGCATCTTTCACAACCGCTTGTGCGCTAACCATGTCGTTGGGATCAACGGTGGCAAGATTGATGATGATCCTGTTGCCGGGAGCATCATACAGGGCACGAACGCCCTGCATCCGCTCACCGCTAATTGCCACATCGCCTAGGGATTGATACATACCGTCCCAATCATCTACATATTGACGCTGTATGTTATCGGGAAGCCGTAACGATTTGACAACCTCTTCAAAGTTTTTGTCCAATACTTCAAATCGGGTTTTCATTGTATCAATGAATCGCCTTCTCATAGCATGGACATTATCCTGTAAAGAAGTAGGAAGTGCGCCAGCCTTCATCAAGCTTTGCACCAAGCTGCGACCCTCGGCAGTTCCTAGCTCAAGCAAGCTCTCAGTGGGTGCTATGTTACCAAGCTCTGAGCCGAAATACCGAGACTGAACCGCGCCCTGAACGGTATTCAGAATCCCTAGGTCGTTAAGTTCCTGTAACGGCATAGTAGATGTGATAAGCGCAGTGTATTTGCTTACATAGTCCTTTCTGCTTATCGGCTTGTCTCTATTTTTCTCATTGTAGGCGGCCAACAGCTCGTCAACCTGGCCAGCCCACTTTGCATCCGGGTCCGACAAAAGTTTGTTGACAAGTTGTGGCTTTGATGTACCGACCCAGAATTCTTCGTCCTTCACCCTCGCGTCTCCAGGCTGCGTCATCCCTTCGGTTGTTGG